AGCTGTAATGCTTTTCGCGTGTTGCTTGCTCTTCCATGTCTCTGAACTCTTTAGCACCGGCGCTAGTTATTTTAGCCTGCTCTGTGGGGGTCATCTCTGCCACCTTTTTCACGTCTTCTAACCACTGCTTTAGTGCTTCATCTAAATCAGCCATACTAAGCACCTACCTTCTTAACAGCTTTAACCGTTACATAATCTAAACTGTTATAAGTGGTGTCGTCTGGTGAGTAATCCAGAATGTTGTAGGTAACTCCATCAATTTGAACCTGTGTACATTGCTCCACACGGCTATCATGTCTAATAACCAGAACTGTAGTGTTCGCATAGTCGGTTTTAAGTGCTAAATATTGCTGGGTTAGTGTCTTTTTACTAATTGCATAATGTAAGCTAAATAGCTTATTAAACTTTGGTACGCTAACACCAGCGCCATTAACTGTGCTTACAGGCTTACCGAACTCTGCAACGTGGTTAAATTGATGTGTCTTAAAGTTAGCCATTAACAACCACCTCACCTTTTAGATGGTTAATCATCATTTGTAAGCCTAAACTCATTCCATTACTTAAAGTCCGGTCATAATACAAGTCTGTTACCAACGTTTTTACTGCACGCTGGAAGATCAAGTTATTGGCATAATCTTCGGCGGTCTTCGTAGAATCTACTGAATGCCTAATGATGTCTTGGGCCTCTGCAATGAGGCTAGTAATCGTTTTTCTGTTATCGTCATTGTCATCTAAGTTTAATTCTGCTAATACTGTTGTGGGATCCATGTGATTAACCACCTCCTTTCTCATAGCCGCCCCATTAGGTATTGTGTATTTCTTAGGCGACGTTTATTAACTAGTTATTTTTTACTTTGCAGGTGTTGTAGTAGTCGTTGCTGGGGTAAATGTAATAAACTTACCGGCCTTTTCGTCTGCTACTTGGAAGTCTGCACGCAAGTAAACGCTGGCCTTGTCGCCCCAGATGTCGTTATCCGTCCATTTCACGGTAACTTCATCCTTGTAGGCTTCCAGAACGAACGCTTTAACATCACCAATAAACAAGTGAGATTCTCCGGCCTTACCCAGAACTGTATCAGGAACAACTACAACAGGGGCACCGAACAAAGTCTTTCCAGACGCTGATGTAATTGAGTCTTGGAATAAGTAACGGCCGTTGCCATCTTTCAACTTATCAATTTCTGCGTATGCTGATTCACTAGCTACGATCATACGATTGTAATAGGTCAAGTCATGGTTGTAAGCGTCTTTCAGGTCATCAGCCGTAGTAGCTGAAACCGCGGTAGCCTTTTGTAGCACAGCCCCGATCTTTTCCTGTTCCGTTAAGGCACGTGCTTCATTAACATAATTAGAAACAATAGAAGGAATATTAACAGCGCCATCACTAATAAGTTCATATGAAACAGGGAGGACACCGGCTAAGGTTTCAACGCTGTAATCAACTTCCTTAATGCCAAATGAAGCAAGGTCTGGGTTTTCTGCTAATTCAGCCTTAGTAACTAAACGTGCAGTAGCTTTTTGCAGAATAGGTAAATCACCTTTAGGAGCCTTAACTGATTGACGGTTTGCATATTGTGCTAAGTTAGCTGGGTCGTTTGGTTGCTCTTGCAAGTTAAGGATTTGTGTAGGAATAACGGCTTCATTACCTACTGTAGTAACTCCATCACGTTTCTCACCTTTTGATTCTAGGTAGTCAATAAATGATCGAACTTCTTGCTTTTCTTTTTGATTTTCAGGCGTAATATCTTTAGGCATTGCGCGGGTTCCTTCTTTCTTATCATCTTGTGTTTGTTGTTGTGGTGCTGTAGCTGGTGTTGTTGCTGATGATGCTGGGGCTGGCTTTTCAGCTGGCTTAGCGGGTTCAGTAGCTGGTGCTGGTTCATCCGACTTAGCTGGCTTAGATGGTTCCTCTGCCGTCTTGTCCGTTGCGTCATCTTGGATTTCTGGGGTGTCGTCATCCCGTTGTTCTGCATCATCACTAGCTGGTGCTGGTGTTTCTGGCTTGTCTGGTTCAGCTGGTGCAGTTAAGCCGTCAACCTTGGCACTGAGTGCTTTTACAAGTGTTTCTAAGGCGCTTAGGTCATCTGTTGGCTTAGCTTGTTGTTGTGGTGCATCTGATTCTTTTGGTGTGTCTGCCATTCGTGTTTCTCCGTTCTTAATAAATTTCTGATAATCACGTTCAATCTGTACGCTCGTGGTTTGATAAGCTGGTAATGCTGTGATTGTCAGTTCTGATATGGAAGCAATCTGGGTAATGATGTGGATTGTGTTACCTTGTTCATCTGTCACCCATTGATCACCGCCAACATCTGGAAGCTGGAAGCCAAAGCTACAGCCCTTTACATTCCCTGCTTCAATGTCTGCGTAAACATCATTGGCCAACTGCGTATCTGCTAAAGTTGCACGAAAAAACAGCCCCTTTTTATCAAGGACTGTTGTAAGTGTTCCGCTGTCTGCGCGGGCTAATATGCTGTTGTATTCATGGCCATATAATAAAAGCACTTGGCTGAGGTCTACCCCTTTAAGTGCTTCCGGCTTAATGTATTCGATAAAAGGCATTGGCTTAGATGGTTCATTAAACGTTAGAGCATAACCACTAATCTGTTTCTTACCATCTGCTAAACTTCTTACCTGTAATGATTCAGTATTGAGCGTTCTTATATCTGTCTTAGTCTTGTTCATTGTTCTGGTGGTTCACCCCCTTGTGGTGGTTGCATTGTAGGAGCATTAGTAGGAACTAACTCAGGGAAGGCACCACGCTGAGCGAGAATTGTTTGTGCTTGCATAGGTGTGATTATTGGGGTCTTTCCAGTGGCTAAGTCCTTAATGTTGCTAATAAGTTGCTGGTGGTTCAGGTCTGTAATGTCGCTTGTGTCGATATGAATAGGAGCACCTAATTTCATACTTAGTTCTGATAACAAGGGACTGATGTAAGCTGTTAATGAGTTTGCATAGAAGTCCTGTAAATCAGTAGCAGAGCTTTGTTGGTCACCCTGTCCATTCAAGTAGTTAAGTGGTAATACAAAGGCTTTAGCAATCTGCGTCTGACTAAAGTTGACTGAACTAATTAAGTTAGCTGTATCCGGATTAAGTTGTAGGGTGTTAACAGTCGCTGCTTGATCTAAGACCATTGCACGCCCTGCATTGTCCCCACCATTAGCCTGTTCGAACTGATCCCTGATGTTGTTCTTTGCTTCTGCGTCTAATGCACCTTGTGGCACGTTAATTACAAAGCTAGGCATAATAGCATGTTGTAATGCACTACTTGCTAACTTGTTAGAGTAGTTTTGGATCCCAATTTCTTCACTTAATGAATCCAGTGGTGAGGTGCCTACAAATTGGGTTGCTGATTGACCTGATACAAAGCAACGCAAATGGATCATATCTGTTGAAGGGAATACTTTTGTACCCCTGTTATCATCAAAGTTCACTGTATAAGTTGTTGCTGTACTGTTGTCGTTTAATTCAATTTGAACCCAATCAAAGGGGATTGATTCAAGTCCTGTAACGTTACCATTAGTCCGATGAATAAGAATGTAGCTGTTACCGGTTAGCATCATCTGTGCGATTGCTGATTGCCAGAAGGAGTAAGAATTAATTAGAGGTGTTGGGTTTTTAATTGCTTCTAACACTGCATCATTAGGACTTTTAAACGTTGCGCTGGCTATGTCTGAACTAACACGAAAAATTACACTGAATACATCAGAGTTTCTTAATGCTGAATCTGCATTAACAGTATTAGGTTGCAGTGTCTTACCATTAATAAAGAGAAATGGTGAGCCAGTGTTAAGGGTTCTTGACCGTTTAAAGAGTTTCAATTAATCACCTCCATTTATGTTTATTAAATAGCTTGATATTAGTAAGCCAATTCCTAGGACTATGAAGCCTGCAATAGGAGCAAATAAAAAGCCAGCTACCGTAAATGATAGCCAGCCTAGTGCCCAAAGGATTAAACTTATATTTTTGATTAATATGGTTAATAGTTTACTTACGTTCATTATTTACCCTTTCATACCTTTAGCGGATCCGCGTGACACTTTTTGTTAAAATGTAAAATCATTGTGGAAGTAATCATTGATCTGGTCGTTGTTCATTCCGTGAAATACATCATTCTTATCAACTTTTTCATTAGTCCATGGTGTAAAATGTAACATTCCCTGATACATGGCATCTATGAGGGCATCAACAGCATCAATCTTCAAGTTAGAACGGTTTTTATCAATCAGTAACTGATTATCTTTATCAGTCAAAACAGCATTTGATAGGCAAGCCTTTAACACTCTATCATCAGGGATAATAATGTTGCCCTCTGTAAATTGATCCTGCACAAACTTAGTTGGTTCACTAAGGCTTCTAGCACCTTGACGGATAGGGAATAGGTTCCAATCTTCCAGTTCATCTAAGGAACGGATAAATGAGCCAGTACCCCACGCGTCATAGCCAATAGCTTGCACGTTCAAATTGTGATCTTTCACAAAATCTAACATCCAGTGATAAACTTCATCCTGATCAATATTGCCAAAACGGTTCTTTGTGATTGTGGCAAAGCCTTCTGTTTCAGCCCGTTCATAGTTAATAGAATCAGCTTTCATTTTGGCGTTAATTCCACCAGCCACTCGTGTCGGGATCCATGAGTGTTGGTATACATAGTATTTATTCTTAGTGCCTTCAACGTATGGGAACACGAACACTAAAGAAGTGTCATCATTACTAAGACTTGCATCATAGCCTATATAAACGTCTCTGTTATCAAAGCTAAATGGTTCATTACTAATTGACTTGTTGAGTAAATCCAGTGGAATATATGCATTTTTCTGGGCGTTTTGCCAACGGTTCATCTGATAAACTAAGAACTTAGGCAAGTCCCCATTAGCTTCAAATTCAGCACGTTTCTTAGGCAAAGTGTTAGCAAGCACCTTAGCCCTAGAAGGTACTTCATACAGTGGATTAGACTTCATGTAGGTTTCTGGTTGGTAGGCTTCCTTATCGCTGTCCTGTTCCCAGCAAAGGAATAAAATTGTATCGTCTAGCGTTCCGTTCTTTAGCTTTTCAGAATAGTTAGTGTAGTCCTCAGCCATTGGGCAATGAACGTTAACACCACTAGTTGAGATATAAATGAAGCGGGCATTAGCATTCATAATATTCCCACTAGTAAGGGAGTCCACAAAGCTACGATCTGTAAACGTATGAAATTCGTCTAGTATAATTAAACTCGGATGGTAGCTATTACCTCCACCTTTTGATTCAGCGCTAAGTTTAACCAGTCTTGTGTTCTGTGAACTGATTCGCATTTCTTGACTGTTGTCGTCAATTCCTTTAGCAAGTGTTGCAAAGTAAGGTGTCTTTTTGAGGGCGTTCCATGCCTTTCTAATGTAGCTGTAAAGTTGATCTGTTTGAGAGACTGATAATGAAGCTACAATGATTTGACGGGTGTTTTTAGGCTGACCCATCAGAAACTCTCTGAGTGCAACCCATGAAGCTATATCCGTTTTCCCGTTAGCTCTAGCCATGCTAATAGAATTAGTCTTAAAGCGTGATCCATTAATTGTAGGATCACCCCACCCGTTCATTTCGGATAAGATAAATTTCTGGAAGCCTGCTAAAGGTCTGTATTTGCCTGTATTAATATCTGGAATAAGCTCAGCAAATTTAATCATTCCCTTAGCACGTTCTGCATCATACTTGTATACAAAGCTATCATCTGTCGTAATTCGTTTCAGGTCTTTTAGGTGCCGTAAACAAGCGTATTGAATTAACTCACCTGCTAAAATTCTACCTTCCAGCACGTCCAGACAATACTGCATAGCATCATCATCATACTGGGCAATTTCTTTGGTGTAATCTTCTTTGTTAAATTTAATCATATGCCAAACGCTTCCTGCATCTGTTCTAGTGTCATGCCTGTGTTAGTGGGTTCTACGTTGAACAATTGAGCGCGGGAAGCTGGTGTTAGTCCTAATTCGGATGCCAGTGATTTAATATTCTTAGAAGCGTTCATTAGGATGTCTGTATTTGGATTCTTTCTGATCTGTCCTGAATCCGTTATGTAAGTTTGCCCGTTCTTTTCTATGTCTGCATAGGCGTTTTGTAACAGTTCATAGTTAACACATAAGGAAGCTACAATATTAATATCTACATCTTTCACGAATTGCTGAGCTTGTAACTTAGGTGCCAACTGTTCATATATATACTTAGCTTTACCCTTTAAGAACTTAGGCGCTGTTAACTGTAGTGCATCCATGTCCTGTGTGTTCTCTATTAGGTTCTCTGTTGCTTCTCGTTGGTCTTTACGATCACTTTTATCTGTGGTTAATTTAGGTTTCCGCCCCAACATATACCCCACCTTTCTTAGTAGTCTTTTAAACGTTGGTCTAATAGCATTTCTAACACAACTCCCCCTGTTCAACATGTACCCCTTAGAGCAGTTCAACCCTTGACGCTGTAGGCTTTGGGTGCTCAACTTTAAACTTTCATAAATGCAATTTTTTCGCATCGTGCCATCTGTGTGTGTTGCTCTTCTTTGAGTGCCTACGGGGGGCATATAAAAATTATTTCTGTCACATTTATTAAATAGATTTTAAAATTCTGTCTGCTTTCTGTTGCTGTGTTAGGTTGTGTTATTGACCCTTTCACTTCTTTATCTGAACTGAGTGACACTTTTTGTATATGTACATAAAAGACACCCTGTTAAAGGTGCCCCCAATAGCTTTATGTGGCTGTTATATGGTCTATGTGAGTGTTCTATGTGTTAGTTGCCTGTGTTACTATGTTCTTCGTACTTAGGTTAGGTCAATGTGCAACCAGTCTTCTACTTCTTTGCCTACATGCTTCGTATGCCCTAGGATGCCATGGTAAGTAAAGGCGTCTCTAGCCACATACTTGAACTCATACTTATAACCAGCTTTATCTAACTTACTTCCTAATAGTTTGTGTTGTGCATCTGTTAATTCATAGGCGTTTAATAAGATGGATGTAGCAGGCTCGCCATTATCTACCGCCATCTGAATCATGTTATTAATATGGCCTGTTAATCCTTCTGGAATTGTAGGCTTAGCCTTTAGTTCATTGTGCTTAATTAGTTCTACCATTTACTAATCCTCCCTAGATGCTGATGCTTAACGCGTGTTCATTAATACATACACTGTAATCTTTTGCTCTTAGCATATTAGCTAACTTAATCAACTGTAACCTGTCTAGCTCTAAGCCAATTGTGCAACCAGTACTGCCACTGTTAATTAGGTAGTTCTTCAAATAGAAGTTCATCATATCAACTGTGTTCTCTGGTAAGGTTACTTCATCTAACAACTCCTGTTTACTCTTAATCTCTGTCATTGCGTAGCTCCTCTTTAACCTTTTCCATTAATGCATCATGGGCAACGAACAACATAATAATTAATATGATTAGCATTAACACTAACAAGGCACCTAGTAGGATTAATGGCATTAGACACCACAGCCAACTGATGGCTAAACCTGCAAACAACTTCAATCCTATTAGAACTACTGATAGAACTGCTAAGAAACTACTGAACTTCATGTTTTGCCCCCTTATTAAATTCCTTGTTGTAATCGTGCATTGGTTTGTAGAGTGTAAAATATGCCAACACTAATACATTTATAAACTGTACGAGTGCATTAATTTTTTGTGCGTCCATCTTTATTAGTCCTTTCATTTATTGCTTTGATCCACCAGTTAGAACTGATGTGCTTTAGCTTAGTTGCTCCATCGGGTTGCTTCATTATGGATTCTTCTAGTTGAGTTTTAATAGCGTGCTCTGATCTGCTTAGGCACCACAGGTTACTAGTTGCTAATGGGTCTGTTACTAGATCACGTCTTACAATATGATCTACAATCAAATCACCATCTGGTATAACTCTGCCAGTAATAGCTGAACTGTACATATCTCGATTAACAACATATGATCTAACTGCCTGCCACTGCTTGGAGTGATAGAAGTCGTTTGCTTGCTGGTCTCTCTTGTTATGGTTGTAGTCCTTGTAATAGTCCTTGTGCTCCTGCTCAGTCACTGTATTAAATGGCTGGTGTAATTTGGCGTGCTCTGTGCAATAACGTTGCTTAACGGGAACTATTCGCTTACACCCACGTTCTAGGCAATAATGTACTTTTGGCATCTAAGCCACCACCTTAGTTAATCGTATAAGAAAATATCGTTGACCTTTAGCGGTTACTTTAGTTGTCTTACCTAATTTAATCTCACCATCACGCGTATATGGTTTCTCTACTACTTTGAAGAGTCCTAAATCAATTGCCTTTTGAGTTGGCAAGTTTCTATCCTCACCCCGATTAATTAAGTAACCTGAATTACGCAAGTAAGTAAATAGGCGGTTACGTCCAATAGTTAAGCCGTTAGAACTCAGTAACTTGGCTAAGCTGTTAACGCTAATAAGGTCATCTGATTGTAGTAGCTTAGTCCCAATTTCTGCCATGGGTTTCAGTGCTTTGTTCTCAGTTGCTAATGCTTGTCGTTCCTTTTCTTCTTCAATCCACTTGTTAGCACGTTCTACTGGGTCTTGAATCATGTAAGAGTCCTGTTGTAGTTGCTTAGCCTGTGCTTCCAATTGATTGAATGCTTCAATGTACTGTAGTTTGAACTTCATAGCTTTCTTTCCAGTGAATCCCATTGCTAGTAATGTGAATCCATCTCTGTTCATGTAGTACATCTTACGACTGCGCCCGTATGAATCCTTAACTGTTCCTTGTACAAACATCTCTCCAAAATTGGATACATCTTTTTCAAGTGCTTCAATATCCCGATTAACATGCCCAGCCTGTTTTCCAAACGTTTCAGCTACTGCTACTGATGTGGTGACTGCTTGTTGATCCTTCATAACCACTAATTCTGTCATATTAATTACTTCCTTTGCTTTTCTTGTCTTCTAGCTTTTCGATACGGTCATAAATGTAATTGTTCAATGAATACTGATCTTGCTTATTAGCCAGCCAATAGTGATTAAGGATTTTATTAGGTTCCTTGATGTATGGGGTGCATTCACCAACCAAGTTTGTGTAGTATTCTGCGTAATCATGGAACAACTCAGCTACTTCAACTTCTGGATCCTCTGAGGTTTCCATAATCGTTGTATATTGCTTTAGGGTTTCTAATTCTGCGTCAATGTTAATCATTTCGTATTCGTCCACTACTTCCTTGAATTTCGTCTTGTGTTGTTCTGCGTATTTAACCAAACGGCTTAACTTGCGTTTGAATTGGCGTGTTGTTAACCCAAAATGTTGCATGGTTTCCTTATCCCCGTGAAGTAGGACAAAGCCAGCAAATATCTGGGTCTTTTTGTTTGGGATAGCTAAGCTAATGATGTTAAGAATCTCCCGATTTGAGTAACCTAACTCAGCCACCTGTTCCTGAATGCTCTTAGGCTGTGGTGCTTCCTCTAGCTTATTAATTAACCCTTCATCATCTTTCTGGCGCTTGAAATAACTACTAATAACATCCTTAGCACTGTATGTAATCTTCCACTCCATCTTCTTATCAAGTTCAGTAATACCGCGCTTATCTACTGCAATAATTAATAGCTGTTCTGCATCAGCGTCTGGGATATGGCAAGTGTTAGCTATTGCATGAGTGTTGGTCTTAAAGCACCGGCTTTGTAACACGTCATTAAGTAAGTCTTCTTTAGTCGCTGTAATCATTAAGCCACCGCCTTAGATGTGTAAATGAAGTAGTTCAGCGGTGAGTACTTCAATGGACTGTACAATGTATCCTTACTATTCCTGATTAATACTTTGTATTTGCCCTCTGATGTAATCATGAATGCTTCTGCAAACAAACGGCTTAGGCTAACTGTGGTGTGCTTTCCGCTTTCGTTGTGACAGTTAATAATAAGGTTGCTGGGGTACTTAACGTTAGCAACTGGCTTAGCAGTGTTATTTGTCCGTGTGTTAATTACTGTGCCCTTATTACTTACCTTCAACTGATACTGTGGAAGCTCCACAAAGAACTCTGCACCCATTAAATCTTCTAATGAATACTTGTACTGTGTATGTGCAACAGCGCTATCTAATTCCCCAGTCGTATTGCTAAAGAAGTACTTAACATTGGTTGAACGTGTGACCATTTTTAAGTTGCTTAACCGGTTGTCTGTCTTCACTCCATTAATATGATGGATAACACACCCTTTTCTTACTACTCCATTGAAACAGGCGTATACAATTTCATGTAAGCTATAAGTATGACCCTCTAGCCACACTGTGTTGTAACCTTGTGGGGTCTTCATAACATGAATTGGCACCCATCTATTATCTTTCATTTTATAGACGTTTCCTTTAACATCTGCACCAACTTGGACTGTTAACCGATTTGAATTGTTTCTACTAGTCATTGAACCCTTTAAAGCCTTAATTTCCAACGTTTTAACCATAATCATTTAAATCCCTTTCTTCATTTAACACTTAGGTTTGCCTTATACTTTAATTATAAACCTAATATAAATTTAACTGACAACTTTTGAAAGGTGTCTTATTAACCCTTCGTATTATAATATAGTCAAATATTTGGGATTTCGGCTTTGTAACACAAATGTAATATTTGATCTTGATGGCAAAAAAAAGAGACCCCTAATTGGGATCCCTTAGCACAGCTGAATATGTTGCTGTGTGTATGCTTATGTGCTATTATTACCTATGTAAAGGGAACTAGCTGTAACTAGTCCCTCTGGTCTTATCCGTGTTAGCGGTGGCCGTTGCTTTAACTAAATACTACTTAGCCTCTACGCCTGCCAAAGTTAAGAGGCTTTTTTTGTACGCTACTTCTGGCTGTTGTTGTAAAACATGAGCATCTGCATTAATAGCATTAGCTCTTGAATTAGCAACGTCATAGCCTCGTATTGCGTCACTGCTGATCCTTTCTTTAGAGTAGTTTATTAATGACACCATAGGCATCACACCCTTCTGAAAGATTCAGCCACCGCCTCCACTTTTCGACCAATTTAATTATACCTGATTATTAACCAACTTACTAACCTTCATTGAACCCATACAACTTGCGTATAATCTTAGCTTGCTTAGTTCCAGCTACTTGTTCAACTAGGCAATATTGTATACCCCGCTTATATGGTTTTATGTAATTTATTGCCTCAAAACTTGAAGCTCCGAACATCTCAGTTGCTGAATCATGTTTATCCTGTGCATCATAATCTTCTAATGTTGGGCAACCTGTAAACCGAACTCTAGTAGTACCTGTTTGCACGTTCCTAACTAGGTAATAAACACCACTGTTAATTGCTCTTTCCAACTCGAACAACATTATTAAGACCCCCAAACTCATTCAACCTAGGTTACATCTTAGGTTAAG